TTCTATCTAAGTCACACATCTATATATATTAATAAATGAGCAGAACCCATACCCAAATTTTTTTCGAAAGGAGGTGTAGCTATTTGAAAATTGTATTGCCCGAAGATTCAAAAAATCGTCTGGTAAAAGCCGCCAACTTATTAAAACGCGGTTTCGCCAAATGGGAAGAGTTGCCAAAAACCACAAGAAATATCACTGCTGGTGTTTCATTTGTAGTTTCTGGTCTTCTAATCCCAAAAGCTATATTTATTTTATTGATTTCTTCAGTTTATGCTGGTAGGCATATGTATCTTAGTGGGGAAGTGGAAGAAGCAGCCAGTGAAATAATCGTTGAAAAGGATCATTGCAGTGGCGATTGTTGTCAGTCAGATTTCGGCCATCCCTAATATTGTTGGGGTCACTAATAATAGTGACCCCACAACCTTTACCTTTTTTTTATCTTATTTAATGAAGAAGTTTAGCTCAATCTTTTCAACGACTCTGGTTGGTGTTAATGTTACATTAACATGAAAGATTTTAGTTTTTCTTTCGTAGTCTGTAGCACCAACTTCAACTTGATAGTCATCAAGACCTCTTCTATTTTTAATAACCTCCAAGAAATCAGTTACCTGAGATGCTACTTGACCCCATGTAACCTGATCATTTTGTTCGAATATGAAGAAACGACAATATTGCTCTAAAGCTCTTTTGCAGTAAAGGACTAGACGAACAATATTTAGATCTTGTAATGCACTTGGTTTAGCTTGTGTTGTTAACTGACCCCAAACAACATATCCTTGAGCAAACTTAACAATAGGATTCAACTGTTTCAAGTACATTTGATCTCTTTGACCCAAACGTGGATTATATCTCAAATCTTTGATGGAATCAATTGATCCTCTATTAAAACCAGCAGCAGCAAACCAAATTTCTGCCACATTATCATTTCTAGGAATCAAATAGGACATATGATATATTGGTGAAAACCATACATCTTCTCCAGTAAAAGGATCATTAACTTTATTAAAAGGCTCATATAATGTACAATAAAAATTATTGAATACATTAGTATTATTTCTTGTTGCTAATGCATTGTTGACTGTTGAGTTGTCACCATTATCCATTATAGCAACACAGTCACGTCTTGTTTGGACTAATGAGCTGATTGCAGTCTTGACATCAGCTGGATAACCAGCATCATAAACTAATGTAAAATAAATTAATTCTGCATCAAGCATTGTGTCATCAATAATACCACTATAAGCTGACACCAATAAATCTTCGGCCTCAGTAGTATCCAAAGATCCATTTGCAGTTCTTAAAGCACCTTCTGAACCTTTTCTCAATGGAACAGGTATGGATGATTCAAAGGCATCTGTAACACTAGCTTTTGATTCACGAATTTTATATGTGATTGCGGTGTCAGTGTCATCAAAAGTTGAAGTAGAACCATTCCATCCAGGTGAAGCTCCAGTTAAATCTCTTGTTGGATATACTGTGATTGATTCATTATCAACACCACCTGCGGCTCCAAGCCAACCCCATATTTCAACTCCTCGAGAATCTTTTACAACAACAACATAACTAGAATTTCCTGTAGCGGGACTTGTTTCCCAATCAGAAAAATCTTGTTTATCGTCTTCAATGGTCATTGCAGTAAGATCAACATCAACATTACCAATTTCATTGTCATAATTTTTGGCAATTAGTTTATAACCATCTGTATATTCTCCATTTGCAAGATCCATTTTAGCTCTCAGAACACTGGAATATGTTTCTAAAATAGAAACGATAAATAAACTATCTCCAGCATTATCCACAGCATTTGGGTCGAAAGATACTGTGAATGATTCGATAATAACATCGTCTCCATCACTTTGCTTTTCAAATATATCTAATGAATAAACTCCATCGACTGTAGGATTTGCAAACTCTATAAATCTAACACTGATTCCATTGTAGTAATCACCCCTTCCTATTGGATACAAAAATGCAAGAGGTTTTGTATTAACAGCAGTGGCCAAATTTGTTTGAAGTTCTCCTACAGTGTTTTGATCCGCAACATATGTTATAGAGACTGATGTAGTTGCATCGGCGGCGGCTAATTGAGTATCAATTCTCATGTTAGAAAAGGTTGCGTCATCTGGTAAACATCTCATCCAATATAAAGATCCAGATTCTCCTAAATGATTATACGCAATGTATGGCCCTTGCCCATAATTTTTTTGATAATCGGTAATGTTTGGTTCACCCCATTCAGAAACGAATTCTGCACGGGATCCAACGAAAATTAATTCGTTGTCTCGACCCTTTCTTGAAAATCCACACACCATACCGATAGATGATGGAACAACCTGAACAAAGGTTGAAAGGTCAATAATTTTAGTATACACACCTGGGGAAATATTAGGCATTTGTTTAATCCTCCGTAGAATAGTTATATTTTTCGTCTACACTTAATTTCTTCCTTTCCTCCAGGTCCATCTCTATATATAATTTATAAAATAACCTATAACTTTTAAGTATAGATGTACCAAATAAAAATGATACGTCTATCTACTGTCTTTATTAATGTTGGAAATGTAACTCGAGCAAACAAATTAAATGCCCCACCATATCCAGGACTTCTTGAAGCGGCTGTATAAAGTCCAGCTTCACTTATCTGCTCCCCATTAGCCAATGCTGTTCCCAACGTCATCGTAATTTTTCCGACCAACCATTTATCTTCGTTGTTATAATCTCTTTCGAATTCCACTACATCAAAAGGATATTTATAATATCCAGTTTTTGGATAATCTCCTCCGACTACATGATAGTCGGCAGCAGAAGAATCTGTAGCACTAATCATCACCAAAGAATTCAAATTAGAATCAGTAAGAGTTGGTGGTGTTGGAACCAACGGATCAGCTGGATTAACTCCACCAGAACCAAACCCAATCCAATACAAAAATTCATCTTTTGTTGGCGTTGCACTCGCATTGTTAACATCAAAGATTCTTTGTACGATAAATTCGCGACCAAGATAAACTATCAAGTTACTTTTACTTAATAATTTCTTTTTGCCAGTAACTGGATCTTGCTCCCAAATTTCCACCCAACCTTTTGGTCTACGTGGATCGTTTGAGCCAGAGAAAACTGAATCACCTAAACAGTTATCGCCATAGCGTTCTTCTGCAATTACTTCAAAATTCTTAATATTTGAGTTATTTGACATAATTTTATTATCCCTTACAAAAAATTTTCTATTGATCTATCCGTTTCTTTTTTGTTCTACTTATTTTTAGAATTAACGTTTCAACTATATATATTAATAAATGATACAAACCATTGACCTTTAAACCGGAGGTAAACATGCATATAGCCATAATCATAATCGCAATCGTACTGGTCTTAGGGATTGTTAAAAGAATTTTCATGAAACATTACGAAGGATAAAGGAGGTATTATAAATGGGATGGGGAAGCTTAATAATATTAATAACAGTAATCGTGGAGATATCAATTTATATCTTCGCTATAAAGACTGGTGTCAGATAGATGAATTGAAATTAAAGATATGGGGATTAACTGAATAATCCCCATTCTTTTTTTTGTTAAATTTGTTTTAATCTCATGCTCGGAACCTTTTCAAAAGACTTGACATGATATTCTTCAAGTTCTTTTTCTATTCGATAACCAGTTATTCCAGAAACATTTTGCAAGTCAATTTTCATTGCATTTATTCCATCTCCTCTAACAATATAAATGTTCTGAGATGCTCTAGTTGAGAGTTGGAGACCGTGATCAGAATAATCATTTCCGCCACATAGACTACCAGATCTGGCATGAAGATCAGTAATTTGTGTTGCGTGATAATGACCCCATATAACATAATGTATTTTTTCTCCAGTGTGATCAGTCCACTTTGTTTTAATTTTTTGAATTTGAGTTGAAACGTTTCCGTTCTTGATAGATTGACCATGTAAGATTAGAATGTTCTTATCGAGGATTTTTATAACGTGTTCTTGAATAGGTTCACTGTGAAAAACCATTCCTTTATTTTTTCTAAACATCATTTTAAGCATTTCATATATCATTGTATCATAATTATCAGATACAGAAATATCACTATGACCCATTTCTTGATTCATACGACTTTCATTGCCACTTACATATGTAACTTCAACGTTGAATGATCTATTTAAATCCATTAAAAATTGCTCAAGAAGGATTGTTGCTAAAACACTGGCACGAGCTCTGTTAGTTGCCATATTCATCAATTCATCTAATCGTCTATCCGAATTAATCAAATCTCCTGTCAAAGCAACCAAAACTTTCTTAATATTGTATGCTCCAAATACTCTTTTAGATTCTAAAGCGAATTTCTTCAATCTTTGAGATGCAATTTTGAAATCATACTTATTATGATGCATATTGATGAGTTCGTTGAAATGTGCGTCACTAACCTGAATAATACCTTGAGCGGTTGGATTGTACGTTTTATGAATAACTGGAATATATAAACCTCTACCTTCTAAAGCAAGTGCAATTTCGGAAGCATAATCACCGAGAGCTGAAACATAACGAAATTCACTTCTTAACTTTCTTTCTACTCTTTGTTGATCTCTTAAACGTTGGTTTCTCATTTCAAGTGACAGAGCTTGTTGTGATACAGATTCAGTATTTACATTGTCAAGCAGATGCCCATATGTTTTTACAGTCTGACGTACATATCGAGTACTACAATCCAATTCTTTTGCAATTGAAATGTGACTTGTGCCTTGAGCTTTTAATTCGAGAATATCCATTTGTAAATCAGAGAGTATAACATTTTCTGGTGGGGTGAAAAAACTTTGCATATTTAATCTCCTATTAGACCTTTGAATTTATAGTATGTTCTCGATTTATGAAAATAGTTCTCGATTTCTATTTATTATTAATTTATACCATATTTATCCAACTTTATAACTTCTAAGTCCATTACCACCACATGCTACATAAATGAAGTTTCCATCAACCCATATATCATTATAAGATCCACCTTGATCATCAGAATCTATATAAGTTAAATTTCCAGAACCATCGACTGAATAACTTCTAATTCCACCAGCACCAACACCGTAAACGAAATTAGAATCCCCCCAAACTCCAAAAATGGAAACTGCATCCACATCTATATAAGTTAAATTTCCAGAACCATCAACAGAATAACTTCTTAATCCGTCAGCACCACATGCTACATAAATATAAATTCCATCTCCCCACACATCAAGATAAAAACCACTTTGAAAATCTGTATCTATATATGTTAAATTTCCAGAACCATTTACTGAATACGTTCTAAGTCCACCACCACCACATGCTACATAAATAAATGTACCATCACCCCAAACAGATTGATAATCATCACCTTGATCATCTACATCTATATAAGTTAAATTACCACCACCATCAACAGAATAACTTCTTAATCCGTCAGCACCACATGCTACATAAATATAAGTTCCATCACCCCATACACCTTGATACAATCCACCTTGATCATCTACATCTATATAAGTTAGACCACCAGTAGTATCTACTGAATAAGTTCTAAGTCCACCACCATAACAAGCAGCATAGATGAAATTTTCATCAGCCCAAACACCACGATAATCGTTTGATATACCACCTTGATCATCTGAATCTATAAAAGTTAAATCACCACTAGCATTAACTGAATAACTTAAAAGCCCATTGGAGCTATTTCCAGCATTGGCAACATAAATAAAATTCCCATCTCCTGATACATCTTCATAAGTATTATTAGGTGGATCAATACCTTGATAATCAACATCTATGAATGTCAAAGTTCCATTAGTTGAACTATTTGAGCTTGAACTATTTGAGCTTGAACTACTTGAGCTTGAACTACTTG